TGCGAGTGGCGGTGTGTCGTATGCGTATGCGTATAACGATGCTTCGTATGCGTATACGTATGTCGGCTCGCGTCTGGCCTTCCGCGGCAAACTCGTGAGGGCGCGAAGCGTGGCTGCGTATAAGGCGTTGAGCGAGGCTGCGTAACGCGAAGCGCGCAAAGCGGGAGCGAAGCGACAAAACGAAAGACGTGGCATCACCGGCGTAAGCCGGTCGAAAAATTTTAGGAATTTCGAGGGAACCTGGTGGTGCTGCGGATTTCGTTGAAATATTGTCGCTTTGCAACTGATTTTGAGTATAATCGCTTGAGTTGGCGGGAATATGAGTAACTTTGCATCTTGGTAGAGTTTCCTAATGGGCCGTGTGGTCTATCGCGGGTACAACAATGCGTATGCGAGTGGCGGTGTGTCGTATGCGTATGCGTATAACGATGCTTCGTATGCGTATACGTATGTCGGCTCGCGTCTGGAAATCAAAATATATCGGCGTACAACGATGGGGACGCGCTCCTCGATGTGGTGCCGAGGGAAACGAGCCACAGCAACAGCGTCCATGAAAGGACGGAAAGCTGAAACATCAAGTGTCGGGCAATAGAGTTTGGTAGGCCGGTAACGGTTCGAAGAAGTTTGGCCCGGGGAAAGGAAGGCCCATATCTTCCGTAAACGAGAAACAGATAACCCTATGCGCAGAGAAGGCTACATCATGGAGGAGGTGACGGACTACGGCAACATGTCGGAGGCGTTTGACGCTGTGTTGCGGGGCAAGAAGCGAAAGACGTGCAGGCAAGGTCGCTATCTGCTGGAGCACCGTGACGAGGTGATAGCGGAACTGACGGCAAAGCTGAAGAACGGTACGTTCAAGCTCGGTGGCTATCATGAGCGCATCATCTGTGAATATGGTAAAGAACGGCATCTGCAGATATTGTCGATGAAAGACCGCATAGCGGTGTATGCTGTGATGAATGTGGTGGACGCACATCTGCACAAGCGTTTCATACGAACTACGGGGGCGAGCATCAAGGGACGTGGCACGCACGACTTGATGAAGTGCATACAACGAGATCTGAATGCAGACCCAGAGGGAACGACATACTGCTATAAGTTTGACGTGAGGCGGTTCTATGACAACGTGAAGCCTGATTTTGTAATGTGGTGTTACCGCAGGGTGTTCAAGGACGAGGTGCTGTTAGGACTGCTGGAGCACTTTCTGCACCTTCTGCCTGAGGGCATCAGTTTCGGGCTGCGCAGCTCGCAAGGGTCGGGGAATCTGTTATTGTCTGTTTTCTTAGACCATTATCTGAAGGACAAGTACGGCGTACGTTATTTTTACAGATATTGTGATGACGGCGTGGAACTCGGTAAAACGAAAGCGGAACTATGGATGATTCGTGACATCATACATGAACAGCTGCAGAAAATTGATTTGATGGTAAAGCCAAATGAGAGAGTGTTTCCTACTGCTGAGGGAATAGACTTTTTGGGCTATGTGATACGGCCAAACAATGTGCGTTTAAGAAAACGCATCAAGCAGAAGTTCGCAAGAAAGATGTGCGAGGTAAAATCGAGAAAAAGAAGGCGAGAGCTGACAGCATCCTTTTATGGGATGACAAAGCACGCCGACTGTAACAATTTGTTTAATAAATTAACAGGCAAAACAATGAAAAGTTTTAAGGACTTAAATGTGGCTTACAAGCCAGAAGACGGCAAAAAGCGCTTCGCGGGTACAGTAGTAAGTATCCGCGAGTTGGTAAACATTCCTATCATCGTGAAGGACTTTGAGACGGGCATCAAGACGGAGCAGGGTGAAGACCGCTGCATCGTATCGATCGAGATGAACGGCGAAGCCAGGAAATTCTTTACCAACAGTGAGGAAATGAAAAATATCCTCGCCCAGATTAAAGAAGTGCCGGATGGCTTCCCATTTGAGACAACGATCAAGACGGAAGTGTTCGGCAAAGGTCGAACCAAATACGTTTTTAGTTGATGAAAAGAGCACAAGGAAGTTTGGAGGTGAAACTGCTTGAATGCGTGAACCCCATCAAAAACAAGTGGCGCGTTCGTTGGGACGTGCAAGAACATGATGACGGAACTGCTGACTACATGGAGGCAGAACTGACACACAAGCCGACTGACGAGGAAATAAAAGACCTCGTAAGAAAATGGTACAACCAACAAACGGATGCAGCAATATTGTCGGGCTTCAGCTATGAAGGAGCCCCCGTGTGGCTCTCGCAAGAGAACCAGTACAACTATAAGGCTGCATACGATTTGGCCGTCCAGACGGACGGGAAAACGCTGCCGGTGACATTTAAGTTCGGCAATGTTGAAAGTCCAGTGTACCATACGTTTGAAACGCTTGATGAACTTGCAGATTTCTACACGAAAGCCGTTAAGCATATACAAGAGATGCTGGAAAATGGCTGGAAGAATAAAGATGCAATAGATTTGAGCAAGTACAACGCTTAAAGAATCCCTTCGGGGGAGGATGTAAAAAAGCCCCCGGCCTGTTAATATAGACGCCAATCATTTATTAACAACACACCAGTACGATGCGCAACCGGGGGCCTATGCCTCCTGCTGCACCGTACTGGTTTTTTTGTTGTTATAAATGATTGGCGATACAAAGGTACATAATTTAGTTGAAAATGAAAGTATTTGAGATATTGAATTTTAACCGCGAGCCGTTAAAAAGGCTACAACAGGCAGGGATACGCATCGAAGATGTGGAATATATAGACTTGTACAACGACTATCGCGTGATGCTCGGTGGTGGCGAAAAGGTCTCATACATTGTGGCGACACTTGCAGATCGCTATCATGTGAGCGAGCGCAAGGTGTACACGCTCATCAAGCGATATGGTCGAGAGTGTAGCGCTCAGGTGCTCGGGGAAAGTAAAGCGCAAGGCTTTTGAAAACGTGCTGCAAAAGGCTTGCAGTGTGATTTGCTTGTGGTGTTACTTTTTGATGCGGAAGCGTGGTAACTTTGTCGTATCGAAAGTAAAATACGATGAACAAATACTATTTATTATTGGGGAAGGTGCTTGCTGAAGGCAAGACCCAACAGAACAAAAAAGGCAAGATAAAATACTTGCTCAACGAGCAGCTGACGCTCACACCGGCTGACCTGCTCGACATATTTGAGAGCCACGGCATAGCGAGGAAGAAACTGAAAGAAGAACTGAAACTGTTTATGCAAGGAGAGCGCAATGTGGAACGATACCGTGAGGCAGGCATAGCATGGTGGGACTACTGCGGCCAGACATTGGTAAACAGCTACCCGACCTACATGGAGAAACTGCCACCACTTATTGAGCGCATCAACAAGGAGAAACGCAACAGCAAAAACTATGTATTGTTTCTCGGAGCAACGGATGCAGAGAGCAACCAGGCACCGTGCCTAAGCCTTGTGCAGTTTCAAATAGAGGACGGTGCATTGGTTGTGTCGGCATATCAGCGCAGCTCCGATGCAAACCTCGGACTGCCTTCAGACATTTACCACCTTTATCTTATGGCTCGACAGATAGACTTGCCGCTAAAGTCTATCACGCTGAACCTGGCGAATGTACACATTTACGAAAACAACATAAAGCCCACTGAACGACTTCTCGCTGGTGAGGATAATATAAAATTTGAACTGAACGTATGAGAGGGAAAATGCACATGGCAGCACCTCTGCCTTTTGTCGGACAGAAGCGCATGTTTGCAAAGGAGTATATCAAGATCCTGCCCCAGTTCAACGACAAAACAGTGTTTGTGGATTTGTTCGGTGGCAGCGGTTTGCTGTCCCATATAACGAAGCATTTGCGCCCAGAGGCAACTGTGGTATATAACGACTACGACAACTACCGCGAGCGATTGGCACATATACCTCAGACAAATGCGCTGCTCGCTGATTTGCGAGAGATAGTTGGCAATACGCCAAAGCACAAGCGGATAGATGGTGTGATGCGTGAGAAGATGTTTGAACGTTTGAGACATGAGGAGCAAACGGTGGGCTATATTGATTTTATAACCATCTCGGCATCGGTGATGTTCTCGATGAAGTACGAACTGAGCATCGAGGAAGTGGAGAAGCAGACATTATACAATAATATCCGAAAGAACGACTACCCGACAAGTGAGGACTATCTGGCAGGTTTGACGATTGAATCATGTGACTATCGTGAACTATACGAAAAATATAAAAACGAGCCGAATGTGGTGTTTATAGTGGACCCTCCTTATTTGTCCACAGAGGTTGGGACATACAAAATGTACTGGCATTTGTCTGACTATCTCGATGTGTTGAATGTGCTCAAAGGAAAGCCGTTTGTTTATTTCACATCAGATAAGTCGTCTATCATTGAGCTTTGTGAATGGTTAGGCAAGAATAAAACGCTCGGCAATCCGTTTGAAGGTTGTAAGCGTTTCGAGTTCAATGCGCATGTGAACTTTGATGCTGGTTATAAAGATATGATGCTCGTGAAGTCTAATGCCGCATAATTTGAACCTCATTTGAACGATGTTTGTTCGCCGTTCAAAAACTATAAAAGCAGCCCAAAACGGACTGCTTTTTTATTGCTTTAAAGTGTCGTGTGTGCGAAATTTTTTGCACGTTTCGTTTTTCCCGATTTTTGCACGTTTCGTTTTTCAAATCGAGCACATTTCGTTTTGCCGGATTTAATTCCTAAGTCTTTAGTACCTCCTTGTTCTTCTGATATAGGTGGAGTCAATGCCTCACCATCAGGATTGACGAGACGGAAAGAGGCAGAGAACTCACGAGTACCAAGATAAGGCTGGTTGAAGCATTGTCCCTTGCTTGCTCTACGCTCAAACATCTGATAATACTTCATTGGATTCTCATCTTTACCCGGCTCATGAGAAAACAAATCTCCTTCTGTCTTTCGCTTCAATACAGAACGGAACTCCATCTTTGCCCAAATTCGATAACCAACATCTTTTAAAAGCAAAGTATTTTTCTGCTGGCGATTTACAAGTTTATTATATTTGTCAACTTCATCAATATAAATTGCTTTGATGGTTCTAACACTTGCTACCGCCCCCACCTCATTCCTTCTCACCGATGTCCATTTGATAGGTTTCAACACCTCTATCTTGGTTATCTGCCAACGAATGGCAGGCTTCCAAAATATAGCCTCGAATATAGCTCGTGCAGCTGATGGGGTAATCACATCGTAGCTGACACGTTCCACTTTAAGCTCCGGTCGGGTGAAACAAGCCATATCACCCCACACCTCCAAACAATATTCTTTATCAGTATATTCCATATTGTTATTTATCTTCTTTATTATCGTTATTATTATCTTTCAAACTTTTCTTTGGCTGTTGAGCCTCAAAGAATCTTTTTGCCGAAAGTGGAGACACAACTTGCCGCCCAGTCTTGGATTCAAGTTCCTCTCTTGCAACACGCGCTACATCTCCTCCTTCTTTTGCACACGTCTTGTTCTCATCCAATGTTTGGGGATTTTTGGCTTTAGTTATGCTTGTTGCAGATAGTTCAGCAAGCATATTTAGCACAAGTTCCTCGTTTGTCATATTGTCGCGAAGGTTTTATTTCTTCAAGCCTTTGAGCTGTTTGTATTCTTTTGCGGTTTTCCCTGCCCATGTCTGATATATGATATCTGTTAAGGATGCGTACTGCACGCCTTCTTCAACATTATGAAGCTTCCATTGGTCTGTCAAGTCCTTACGAATCTCTATACTTTTCAAACGCTGGTTAATCCAATTGTCCGAATATCCCAATCGTTTGTAGTCTATCATGGCCTGCTGAATACTTAACTCAGGATCTTGCATTTGATCCAGTCTGTCTGCTCCAACTTTAGCAAGCCACATTTTGAATGGTTCTGCCTTGGGAGATGGCACAGATTGGATAATACGCAAGAGTTGTTCTGTATCAGCAACATCCGTCAAACGCATTTTACCATCAGCTGCGCGCATTCTCAAAGCGTTACAGTGTGTAACGGTTTCATTTCCTTCATCTTTAAGTCGCTTTTTTAGGACTCTCCAATAGGTCTGGGGATTAGGACTTTCCGTCAAAACCGCAACAACGTCAACAATAGAAAAGTACCATTTTTCCAGTTCATCATCCCAAATGGCACGAATCTTATCATCACCGAATAACTTTATAGAGTTTTTCTTTACCATATCATTTCCATTTAAATTATAATCGATTTGTTCGCCCAATTATTATCGATTCGCAAGCCTATATGTTCATCATACTGCTGTTTATAATCGACAACAAAGAGTCCCTCTTTTTTCTCACTAATGACACCCATACCTGACAAAGTTTTAAAGTCTGTCTTATTGATATTTACCATATACTTCGACAGCTTCTCTACCAGTATATATGAAGGTCCCTTATCCAATAACTGTTGTATAAGCTCGAAACTATTTCCCCAACATACAACAACATTGATACCATTATCTTCTATCATCTGAAACTCTTTTGCAGCAGTAGCAAAACATAATTCCTTAGTATTATAAAGATAATGCTTCATATCCTTTACATCAAAACATTCCTTTCTGCAATATAATTGCTTGAAATATGAAGTCATCGTGTCTGGAGCAAACCAATCCAAATCGCCACAGAGACTTAATCTTGCGCTATTTGCAGCCTGCATATCTCCTCTTGGAAGATTATGCTCTTTAGACAAAGAAAAGACATAAGTAGTACTCAAACCATTCTTACCTTCCCGATTACATCGACCGGCAGCTTGCAATACTGAGTCAAGCCCGGCTTCTTGCCTATATACAACAGGAAAATCTATATCAACTCCAGCTTCTATCAATTGCGTTGAGATGACACGGATAATTTCATTCGTATCGTCCTTCAGAGCCTTTTTGAGTTTTTCTAACGTCTCGCTGATATGTGCCGGGCACATCATCTTTGAAAGATGTAGTGTAATCCCTTCTTGCGGCAGACGTGTATAGAGTTCTCTTGCATCACGACGTGTATTCACAATGCATAGCACTCTTTTATGCTTGCTCAGTATCTCTGCAACCTCATCATAAGTTCTTCCTTCGTTATTGATACTTAACTTTACTCTTCGCAGCTTGTCATGCAAATTAAACTCACGAGGAATGATTTCTGTAATATGGTCAATCCCCTTGAATGCAGCTTTCGGATTACATCCTTCTATAAGTCCACTTAATACGGGCTGGCTTGCCGTAGTGAACAAGAAAGAAACGTGGAATAGTTTATGATACGTTTCCAATGAATCCACAACTGGTTGAAGATAATCCATCGGAAGCGTCTGCACCTCGTCTAGGATTATTATACTATTGACTATATTGTGAAGCTTCCTACAAACAGATGGCTTATTACTAAATATTGACTCAAATAATTGCACATTAGTAGTTACATTTATCGGATAGTCCCAATTTTCTGTCGCCAACTTCATTTTCTCCTGAAGTCTTTCTTCTTTAATTTGCTCAGGATCTACATTACTATGATGCTCCAAAACATTCTCTTCTCCAAAGATGCTTCGTAAAACTGATGCTGTCTGAACTATGATACTTGTATATGGAATGGCGATAATAATTCTTTTCTGACCATTTCTTATGGCATGCTTCATTGCCCATACCAAAGAAGACAAAGTCTTTCCTCCACCTGTCGGTACCGTCAAACTATAAAAACCTATTTCAGTATCAGCCATTTTGATACATTGCTGTTGGACTTGATTCCTTATAACGTTAACGTCAGAATTATCAGCTTTTGCTTTCAAATCCTTCAGCTTGTTTTCGAGTAAAGGCAGCAAATCAGGTAATGTAGCCTTATTCCGTCTTAACATAGAAGACTCTTTGTCCATAAAAGCTTCAGTGTCAAGAAAGTCAGCATCCACCAAACATGAAAACATCATACGGGCTAAATGATGAAAATCATTTGCTTGCATTTTGAAAACAGGCGCATTTAATTTTTCCTTTCCTATATTGGCATTAACTTCTGCTGGAATATCCTGATTGAGAATTCCTTCTATCTCATCATAATCATGTAAACCTGTATGGTGAGACACGATTTGATTAACAAAGAAATTATCAGCAGATTTACCATAAAGTCTTCGTGCCAAAATTCCACCAATAAAAGCATGGTTATAATTGCCCCAAACCTTAATATCAGGCTTATATCCACTCTCTCTCTTAATATGTTGCTGAAAAGCATGTGATTCCTTACCCTTGTCATGAAGCTGCCCCAAAACTTTTCCCCATCCACTCATGCCAAATTCACCGGCAAATCGAGACGCAAGTTCAGCCACACCAACAGAATGTTCCTCATTAGACTGTATAATCCAATGTCCTACATGATCTTGGTATATATGTGATATCAATTCTGCCATATTTTATTCCTCCATGCTTTTAATCCTTGCATCCATTCTCTTCTCCCGTCCCACCGTTTCAGGAAAGGCATATTCGCCCCAGCCTTCTTCCATCTTATTCTTCTTGATGTTCTCGTCGTACCACCAGTCGTAGTGTTCGCGCGAAATCATTCGGAGATCCCAGGCTTCGTGCACTTGGGCGGCAATGGAAACGCCATACAATTCCTTCAGGTCTGTCATCTCCCCGAGCGTAAGCTCGTCGCGATGCTCGCCGCCCATCTCTTCTATGAATGCGGACTTTGGGAAAAGGAAGAAGCTGGCGAACTTGTTGCAGCGCTTTTCCACAGACAGGTCTGGAGAGGGCGGGAAGGATAGCAACAGGTGGGCTAGCTCGTGAGCGGCGGTGAAGCGCAGGCGGTCTACGGTCGTCTTGTCTTCACGAAGATCGAGGACAATCAGCGGCAGACGATGGTCTGCCCATGTGCTGAGGCCGTAGACACCGGCAGGAAGTTCATCCTCCATGATTCTTATTCCCTTGCGCTCCAGCAGGCGGAGCACACTGGCAATGGGGCCGTCGCCGCAATGCCAGAGCTGGCGCAGGAGGTCGGCAGCCTGGATGGCATCCTCAAGTGAGGAAACCTGAAAGTCTTCAATCGGATTCCGGAATTCTCCGGAGATGCCGACAGTGCGTTCTTTTGCCAGAAGCCGTTCTGTCCAGTAAGCCAGTCTCGCCTCTATTGCCGTGAGAACATCTTCTTGCAGCTTGCCTCCCGATGTGGTGCGGAGCATGGGCATGTCGATGAGTATGTTGGTGCCGAGAAAATAATCCTCGCTGATGTCAAGGGCTTTGGCAAGCGCCGAAACCACGTTGGCATGCGGACGCATGATGCCTCGCTCATATCTCGAAAGGCTTTGCTTGGTTACGACAAAGTCGGCAAGTTCTATGAGCTTATCCATGCTTAGTCCTCGCATGAGTCTTGCTTCCCGTAGTCTGATAGCTAGTGTATTGTAAGGCATAGTATCTTGGTTTTGTTTACAAAAGTAGTAAAAATATCCAAAGTTGTAAACAATTATACTGGGAATAACCTTTTTTTACATTTTTCAATCAACGGAGAGCATCTCTGTCAATACTAATAAATCATAAAAAATAATAGTGGTGGGGGAGGAGGTGGATGAAAAAAATGATTTTTTCATACCTTTGCAAATCGTTTTCAGACTCGATGGTACGATTGACATAAATGGCACATTCGGGTGAATCAGTGTTATTCAGGAGATATAAAAATCTGCAACAGGTTATGCGGAGATTGTCTGCAACAGGTATTAGCGAGATTGTCTGCAACAGGTATTAGCGAAATTGTCTGCGACAAGTTTTAGCGAAATTATCAGCGACAAGTATTGGGAAATATTGATCTACACAAGTATTAGTAAATTATGAAGATTGGAAGTTATCTGTTTTCTTTCTTTGTGTGGTGATAAATGTACTAACGGATGTTAACGGCTAGTTTCAACCGATATTTTGGTTTATCTTTGCCTCATGCTACTCAATCAATTTC